GTGCAAATTACACCTTAAAATAATAATTAATGGCAACGGCTTTCACTATGGTCGTGCCATCTGCTCATATAATCCGCGCTTTAATGTTGACCAATTTACGGTTGACCGCGCTTTTTTCACACAGGATCTAGTGGCTGCTTCGCAGAGGCCACATTTCTATTTAGATCCTACGACATCTCAAGGTGGAGAGATGATACTTCCCTTTTTCTGGCAGTTTAATAACTTGTCAGTGCCCGATGAGGAGTGGCAACAGATGGGGGATTGTATTTTACAGAGCATGCAGCCTTTGAAACATGCTAACGGAGCTACAGATCAAGTAACCGTAACTGTATTTGCTTGGGCGGAAGTCGTAACACTCTCCGCTCCAACATCCACCGATCCAGGCTCTTTGGCACCCCAATCGGGGTTTGAGCCTCAGTCTGGTATGATGGGTAGGTCCAATGATGAATATGGACAAGGTCCGGTTTCGCGACCGGCTTCCCTGATTGCTAAGGCTGCGGGAGCATTGCAGAACGCTCCTATGATTGGCACTTACGCCAAAGCCACACAAATGGCTGCTTCTGCAGTTGCTGGAGTGGCGTCCCTTTTTGGGATGTCGCGCCCAGCGATTATTGACGATATTGTCCCTTTTAAACCACTTTTTGTGGGTAACATGGCGAATACAAACGCTGGGGATACGTCGATGCGGCTTACCATGGATAGCAAACAAGAGCTTACCATTGATCCGACTACTGTCGGGTTGGGGTCCATGGATGAGATGGCCATTGTGCCGCTCGCAATGCGCGAGTCATATCTCACACAATTTCCCTGGGCAGTTGGTACTGTCCCAGAGGTACTCCTGTGGAATTGCAAGGTTACGCCTGCACTCTGGAATGAGAATGATATTACTACTCCTCCAGAGCTTCATCTCACGCCGGCTGCGTGGGTATCACTTCCATTTTATTATTGGAGGGGATCACAGGAATTTAGGTTCCAGGTGGTGGCTTCAAACTATCACAAGGGGCGTATTAAGATTGTTTACGACCCCTATTTTGACCAAGGCTCCGAGTACAATACTCAGTACACTTATATTGTGGACATCGCAGAGAGCAAAGATTTTACAGTCAAAATTGGATGGGCTAGTAAATGGCCCTACCTTACAATGGAGGCTCCTGGCGCTGTGCCTTTGCCTTTTAGCACTACAAAGCTTACAGGGCCCTTCACTAACCGTGCAAACGGTATGGTATCGGTTTATGTGGTCAATGACCTCACCGTACCTAATTCTACCATTAATAATGATGTTGCCATCAACGTTTTTACGAAGATGTGTGACGATTTTGAAGTGGGCAACCCGGATTCCTCTACGCTAGAGGCTTACTCGTGGAAATCACTAACTCCACAGTCTGGGTTTGAGGATTTTGAACCTCAATCGGGTGTAGAAACCCAAGCGGACGCTGAGGATACGGACCATCCCAGTGCGCCAGTCACAATGGAAACACAAATGACTATCGCCGCTCCGCTGTCGCCAACAGATTATACTCCAGATATTTTTCTTGGAGAAGCTATTACTAGCATTCGACAAATCTTGAAGCGATACAATTACCACACCTCCATTTTCCAGACAGCTGCTGGTCTGCGTTTTTTGAAGGTTAAAAATAACAATATTCCTTATTACAGAGGATTTGTTCCCGGAGCTGTGGACTCCGCTGAGGATAGCGAATTCGCCCTCAGGCCCTATAATAGGTGCAAAATGACTACTCTAAACTGGTACTTACCAGCCTATGCTGGCTGGCGAGGGTCCACCAGGTGGAAGTATGTCCGTGTATGTGAACGCACGAATCCCACAGCGGGAAATATCACATCTGCCACTTCGGCTTTCTATATGAAGATTCGTCGTGATGCAGAAGCGGAGTCGGGTTATTCAATTACCACTCCGATCTACGGCCTTAATGCAATTAACCAGAATACAGGCCGCGCAAATTGCCTACCCCAAAAGTTACATACTTGGGACGGCGCCTTCATGCAGACAGCGGGAAACCCTGTCTTGGAGGTGGAACTGCCATATTACAATAATCAACGGTTCCTATACGGTAAGAAGATAGACTATACGTCTTCTTCTTCCGGCAGTCGCTGGCATGACTTTGAAACAGTCAGTGCCATTACCGCCGAGGGCGGCTGCGAAATCGAGACACATGTCTCAACTGGAGAAGATTTTTCCCTCTTCTTCTTTACTGGTGTCCCTATATGCTTTCGCATTGGGGCCCAGGATCCAAGC